AATCTTTTGGCGATGCACCGCACATATGGGAAAGTATGGACGGTTGGGTTTATTCGAAGTGTATTCATCACTCGCATACTTCCTCGAAAAGAAGAAGTGGAGGGGAATCACGAGATCAGATGAGTACTGCGCATAATCGTCGAAGTTGTCTAGAGTGGAATCATCGTAACCAATACTTCTATTCACAAGAAACCTATTCGCCACCTTTTCAGACATTTCTAAATAAAGCTCATCGTATATGATTCCCCAGTCATCGTGAATTTTCTCCACCTCGAGTTCATCGACAAACATGGTGACACTCTTGAGAATGTGTCTACCCAATTGATCCGCAAAGTTTTTACCTGCACCGAAATCGGACAAACCGGGCATGGTGATACTCAACCACATGTTACTCAAAAGATCACCCATATTTTGAGGGTGAAACTGAACCTTTATCGTTTGACCAAATGGCCACCCGGTCACCTGACCCGGGTTAATGATATTACGACTTCTGTGATACTTCCTAAATTCAGAGTGTCGTGTCATGTCCCGGTCCTTAAAGAACGAGTCTTCTGGGTCTTTGGAAAGTAAGTGTAGATCTTGCTTTCCAATAGCTTTGAGAGAAATCTTAGCGGCTTCACCCATACTTATCTATTGTCTACATATTTTTAATATCCGTTTCCCACATGTTCACGGGTGTTGTAGACCTCATAAGCTCGAGTTCCCTTTTCGCCTGTTCGGATTCCTTCAGAAGTTCTCGTACACTTTCTTCCGTGTATTGAACGGTCTTAATGTTTAGGAGATAGTCCCAAGACCCATTGATTTGGGGGAAGAGACTGGAAAGTTGGTTCTCAAGTTCTTGCTTTTTACGGCGGAAGACGACGATGTCACCGTTGATGACCATAGTGACAAACTTCGACTTGTATTCACACATCTTCGATTTTGCCTCGAGAACCTTGATGAGATACTCTTTTCGTTTTTTGTAATACTCGTAACGGAGTTTGATGAAGTCACTCAAAATTTCTTCGGGTGTGTTGTACTTGTGAATACCCCGCGTCGGGTGGAAAAGATGCATGTTTGATGTACGAATAACCTTTTCCAGTTTAAGATCCTTCACGACATCCTTACCATTATACTCTTGAATGAGGAAATCCACATTTTCCGTCGTACTGTTATTGGTAAAGCTACCGATGATCTTCTTTTCGACGAGGCTATCCAGGTGTTCTTTGTAATCCTGTGTCCACCGACCCGGTGGAAGTTCAGTCACCTTGATCGTCTTACCGACACACGTCCAAAGACCCTGGGTCATCCATGAATCGTCATCTTGTTCGAAAACTTTACCCTTGAAACCCCTGAACCACGGCTTCATTCGCTTGAGGCTCTTGTTGTGGAGAAAGTTGAGAATGTTCTCACGGATATCCTCCGGGTTGAACGGAGGTACGTAGCAACTGAAGCCGGTACCAATGCCTTCTGTACCATTCACGAGAACCATAGGAAGGGTAGGCATGTAAAAGTCGGGTTCGATGGAGCGACCATCATCATCCAAATAGTTGAGAATGGCGTCATCCTTGGGGTCGAAAATCTTTCGGGCCTCGGGTGTCAGTCGTGTGAAGATGTACCTCGTCTGGCTGGCATCCTTGCCGCCCATGAGCCTGGTTCCGAACTGCCCACAGGGTTCCAGAAGATTTATGTTGTTACTGCCCGTATAGTCATTCGCCAACTTCACGATCGTTTCTGCAAGGGATACTTCACCGTGATGATAGGCACTCTTCTCAGCCACAAAAGCAGCCAGCTGCGCCACCTTCATCTCACCGGTCAGATTCTTTTGGAAACAGGAATACATAACCTTCCTTTGAGACGGTTTGAGTCCATCACACACGTGGGCGATGGAACGCTTGAGGTCTGCGAGTGAAAAGTTTACGAGGTCCTTGTGTACAAAGTCTGTGATGTTTAGATTTTTTACGTTACCATATGGAATTTCGAGGTCCTTTGGATTTTTTGCTGTACTCTCCAGAAGCCACGTCTTACGGTCATCAGCCTTCTTTTTGTCAAAAGCCAAGACGATAGACTCGTCAGTCATGGTATCAACGTCAAACTTGACTGTGAGGTCTTCGATTTTAGAGAAATACTCACGGGCTTCTTTTGAGGTCGAGGTACCGAGACCCTTGTAGTACTTAATGCGCCACCCGGATTGGCCATTACCATACCACGCACGAAACGCCGAATCCGTGTAGAAGGATTTCGTTTGGGTACCACGGGTAGCCTTGATGATGGGTGTCACCATCGATACCACGAAACCCAACTTGAGGAGGCTGGGCCAGAAATAATGCAGTTGATTGAGAATCAAACCCTTAATGTGGGAACCATCGTTATCCGCATCCGTCATAATCATGAGACGACCGTAGCGAAGCTCTGATACGTTGTTGTACTCCCTGCCTTGTTGCAAACCAAGAATCTTCTTCAAGTCATTGAATTCTTGGTTCGAAGTCAACTGTGCGACAGAGGCGTCACGCACGTTCTTGCATTTACCCCGAAGAGGAAAGACTCCGTAGTGATCCCTTCCAACCACAGAGAGACCGGCGACAGCGAGGGTCTTCGCCGAGTCACCCTCAGTCACGATGAGTGTGCACCGTCCAGATTGAGCTGTACCTGCCTTGTTGGCATCATCGAGCTTTGGGATCCCCGTAATCTTTGACTTTCGTGCACCACCATCAGTCTTAGCCAGTTCCTTCATCTCCTTGAATTTCGAAAGCGCCGTGAGTTCATCTGAAACACCCGTCTTCAAAACGTTTTTGACAAAGGTTTTGGGCATCTCAAATTTGGACCCAAAATCTTGAGCCTTGAGGGTACACTCAGACTTGACCTGACTCGAGAAGGTTGGGTTCTCGAGGGTTGCCTTCACGAAGATGGCGAACGTGTTTTTGACCTGTTGAGGCTTGAGCTTGATCTTCTTGGCCATCTCTTCGATAATTCCAGAAGCGATGAGTGAGGCAGCATGGTCAACATGCGTACCACCCTTAGTGGTGCAGATACCGTTCACGAACGATACCTGTTGCATTCCATCCTCAGATGGTCCGACACATACGGACCAGCGGTCGGTTGTAGCACTGTGTACTTTGTCAAAGCCGTGCATCTTCGCATAAGCTTCAAAGTTTTGTTTGGGAAGAACTTCACCATTAAACTTCACTTTGCAATTTGCTGAAGTACAGATGTTCGCGTCCCACACCCTCTTTTGAAAAATCTTGTAGATGGAGTTGTCCATTTTAGACATCTTGAAACGTCCCCAATCTGGGGTGAAAGTTACAGCCACGGAAGATGTAGCACCTGCATGTTTTTTGATTTTTGGAGGTTCACAAACGGACATATTTTTGGACCATTTTTGGGTGTACGTTTGCTTTGTTTCGTGGTCTTTGATCGCGATTGAAAAATCGCTCGAATAAATATTCGTTAACTTGGCTCCATATCCGTTCCTACCTCCGACTATCCGCTTTTGACTGTCGTCATAGTTGGTACTTGTTAGGAGATGTCCAAATACGAGTTCGGGATTCCAAACATTTTCCTTGTCGTTGAACTTGATACCGATACCCCCTAGGGGTCCGTTGTTTTCAATGGTGACCGCACCCGTCTCTTTGTCGAGGGAAACAGAGATGGCTGTCACATTCTTGGGATGAAGGGAGTTACGATCGATCGCATTCACGAGGATCTCGTCGAAGATTTTCAATAGGGCTGGGGAGTACTTGAGGTTCTTCTTCTCGAATTTCTTCCCATTGAGAATCCAGTAAGGTTCAGTGCTCAAATCAACCGGACCCACGTATGAGTCGGGTCGCTTTAAAACGTGTTCGATATGACTAAGTTTCTGAACTGATTCCATACTTTCTTGAATTTATTACAACTCTAGTCTCTAACTTAGGTTCCAATCATTCTTGTTTCTCTCCCATCGCTGACAACGACTCCCACCATTCTCATCTGATCAAAAGTGTCGGTTGATTCATGACGGGTTCGGTGCACGTTCCTGTTTCGTCTTCTCATGGGTTCGATCCCTCTGGCACGCAAATACCTTGCTCGAACTTGATAGAGTGTAACACCATGTTCGTCGCGAACAGTCTGCCAACCATTCGGTCCGTAACCGAAGATTGTTTTCACAAACTCGTTAAGGGAAAATGGTGCGGTTCTCCCACCGATACCAAATGTGATGGTCCCATCTGAGTTCAAAATCCCTATACATACACCCATGTTACGGGGAAGTGTAACTGAGACATGGCTGTTGACGCGAAGTTCTCCCGCGCGGATCAAATCGATAAGCGACACGTTCGAGTAAGTCATTGTTTTTTTTACTTAATTTTGAAGAAGATTGTGTTCACTTGGGTTTAAAAATATCCTTCTATAGAAAAATACATGCTCGTCCTTTGCCAGAAGCCCATCGCACCAGTGCGTAAGATTGAACGCCGTATCAACAAGGTCGCGGTGGGCTCGGCAGTAAAAGTCATCGACAAACTCTACGAGGGGCGTGACTACGCTCGGTTCTATGTTCTCGAAACGGTCGCGAGAGTTCCCTATTTTTCGTTCGTCTCCGTGTTACACCTTTACGAAACGTTGGGGTTATGGAGAAAGGCTGATTACTTGGAGACACATTTTGCACAGACCGTGAATGAATACCATCACCTTCTCATCATGGAAGAGTTGGGTGGTGACGAGCGCTACGTGGATCGATTCTTTGCACAACACGTAGCTTTCTTTTACTATTGGCTCACGTGTTTGATTTATGTGGTGTCCCCGTGTATGGCCTATAACCTATCTGAGCAGATCGAAGAGCATGCGTATCACACGTATGACGAGTTTCTCAAGAATCATGGTACGAGCCTCTCACTCGAGAAGGCACCAGTCGTAGCTTCGGATTATTACGATAATGTAATGAGCCTTCATGATGTGTTTGTAAATGTACGCGACGATGAAGGTAAGCACGTGAAAACAATGCAAACTTATCAATTAGAGCTGGATGAAAGATGAAAGTAATATTTAAATATCATGTACGGTGGTATTAACATGAATATATTGAACATACACTAACGTGTGACCGCCTTTTTAATACCCTCTACTATTTTCACCACTGAAACTGCATACGAAAACATGTAAAACATTTTCAATGGGAATGACACACCGAACCCTGGGAGGACAACCTTGGGTCTGCTTAACTTTTTGTGTATTCGCTTGATAGAATCACATGTTTTGATATACTGTCCTTCTGACATGTGATTTTTTGTATCATCTATAGTATTCATCACTACGATTAGATCTTTATCCACCGCCATAACTTAACGTGATAATTTTTCTTTAGATACCTTAAGAGATGTACTTCTATTTCATCATCGCCATATTCATTCTCATCGTGATGATGCAGAACAAGACCAGAGGTATGAAACATTCTATCGAAAAACTTATCCGCCAGTCGGCTCGGTATGCGACAGCGGCGCAACAAGATAAGTCTCCAGTCGTGGCCATTCTTCACGCGAACTACGCCGCAGCCTATCTCTATGCTCTCAAAGATATCGCGACGAACAGTCAGATCCACAACGCGACGGGAATCGATGTTAAGAAGTTCACTGAGCACGTGATCAACGTACAAGACATGGTTACCAAAAAGACGACTGAGACGTGTCCGGAATTTGCGGGACAAGTTGACATTTATCTCGCAGAAATCGGAGGTGAAGCTTGAACACCTAAGTAAATCATAAAAACGTGAAAAGTAAGAAACAAAAATGGAAGTCATCCGTGATCAACTTTGGCAGGATTGCCTCG